CGTAGTAGGCGAACAAACACATCAAATTTACATTTAGTAACTTTGTGACCCCGATTCTTGAATCGGTATGTGTCAACACTTGGTATATTTACCAAGTGTATGTATTTACCTTCCATCCAACGGTCGTAGATCCAGTACTCATCCTCTTCGAAGTCGCTTGTATAAGCTTCTTCAGGTAAATACCTCTCTATCTTTTCAGATAAAGTGAAGATTAACGGATGTGTAGGATCTAACCCACCAGTACTCTTAGCACTGGTAGGTGTACGTTTACCGACGCTGTCAATGTTGGTAACAACGTCCCAAAACAAACTTTCTCTCGAAAGCTTGAGCAGTTCTGACTGCATACCCTCATTAGAGGCTTGTAGTTGTTCCGCCCAAGTTCCAGGTTTAGGTTCCCATAAAGGTTCCATGCCCAGAATATGTTTTGGCAAACTGAGTATATCAGCTAGCATTACGCTTTCTTTAGAGCGTTCTACTAGGGCTCGTACACCCGGGACAAGCTCCTCTTTCGAGTAGCCCCTCTGAATGCACAACCTTACAAGTTCTAAAACTTGTTCAGGTTGACTCTTTATCCCACTAAGGATGTGAACCGGGAGACCGGTGATCTCACCTTTAGGGGTAAATAGGCGCTTAGCAAACTCAGTATAACCAAGTTTGCTAGACGTGCATTTAGATACAGATATGGATACACCTAGTTCCTTAATAACTTTAAGGTACTTCTTGTATACGGTTTCATTCGTATCAAGAGTGTCGTCTCCCAATATAAGGTATTTGTAACCTTTTATTCTACATTTGTAGGCACAGTATGCTTTAACAGCATGATGTGTGAAAGTTGACACAGGCCATGAGCTTATTAAGCCCATGGGATTACCGGTCATGTACTGAACCGGTCCTTTCGGATGGTAAAACACCCGATCGGTAAGGATCTGTTTCCATAACTGAGCTATGTTCGCACCGTAACGACCTTCAATGACTGCAATTTCCAATTCAATTGGAAATCGGTCAGTGAAAGCTGTCATATCGGAGGAAAATAACTTAGTACCCAAACCTTTGACAAGGTTCGGAATCTGGTCCTGTTTGTAGGTTACATCACCTCTCTTACGTTTCAACCCCACCATAAATGCATTATGCAATGGTGTGAGTGCAACGTTAGAAAACCAATCTGCTATCGCGATAACTCGGGTTTTACCGAATTTATCAGAAAGCAAGACTAGTTTAGAAGAAAGTTTTGAAACTTTCTCTGAGGTCTTATACTTTAATAAATCAAACCAAGGAATGCTTAACTTTAACATTTCTTGGATAGCGGCTAACAAGCTACTATTACTTACTGCCCTTAAGGCAAAT